ATCCACCACGTGGCGTAGGTGGAGAACTTGAATCCTTTGCGCCAGTCGAACTTTTCGACGGCATGCATGAGTCCCAAGTTGCCCTCTTGGATGAGGTCGAGCAGGGGAAGACCCGAAGCCTGGTACTTCTTGGCAATCGACACCACGAGGCGAAGGTTGGACTGCACGAATGCGCGCTCGGCGACTTCACCCTCGCGGATTGCCTTGCGCAACTCACGGCGCTTGGTGGCGGACAGATTCGCGGTCTGTTCCATTTCGGCATCTTCACCGTTGCCGGCTTCGATGGCCTTGGCCATGATTCGTTCAGCTGCCTTGACTTCAGCCACGGTGTCCGCGATGCGGGCATCCAGGCTAGAGATGGTGTTGGCCATGGTCGTCTTTTCGACCTGGAACATCCGTTTCTCCAGCGCTTCATTGCGCTGTCTCAGGAAGTTGAGCTCGGTCTTGTCTCGCTCAATTGCCTGTTTTCTACGTGCTGCGCGCTCGGCTTTTTCCTCGCGGCGCTTGCGACGCAGCTCTTCGCGGTCTTCATTGTCTTCTGAAAGCCGCGTGTCCTCGTGGTCGTCATCATCATGCTCGTCGTCGTGGTCGGCTCCTTTCGGTGCCTCGACAGGAACAAATTCGACTTCCTGAGACTTACTGCCTTTCTGATCTTCATCGTCTTCGATGAGTAGGTTTTCACCTGCCATTGCCTGCTCCTTTCAGCAGTTAGATAAAAGCACGGATCGCGGTTGGATCTCCAGTGACCTTGGCCAGAATGTCTAGGTCGTTGAACATCACAAACTCAATCTCGTCTTCACCGGCCTTTACGGTCCAGCGATCACCGCCGTATTTAGGTGCACGGACGTAGGCACCAACTTCACACCACGCGCCTTCGGGCCAAGGCTCCATAGTGTTCCGATTCTTATAGGCCAACGAGCCAATCGCCACAACCTTGGCGATCTGGGTATTGCTGGCTTCCGTCTTTCTGGCTTCTTCTGGGATGTAGATGCCGCCTGCAGTCTGGTTCTTGGCCTTGCGAACTTGGACGATCACGCGCGATCCCAAAGGCAGGTGGCCACAATCGACTTCAGGGAAGGCTTCTTCCAGTGAAGAGTAGGTGAAAGACATGGGGGTTTCTAGTAGCATTCGCTTCTCCGTATGCTGGGGTTAAAGATCTCGGGTGTCATTGTCGATGTCGCGGTAGATGCGTTCAATCAGCTGGATGGCTTGATCAAGGCCTGCGTAGACGCCCTGACGATGTCCATACTCAAAGCTGATGTCCTTGCCTTCGCCAGGACGAATCTTGACGGCGTCATGCGCCAACCGATTCTTCTCGGCGTTGATCACCGCAACAATCTTGGCGAGCATTACTTTTTGTCGCCGTTTGTTTTTTGGACCTGCATTTTGGGCATGGTCTTGTAGTCAGCGGTAGGCATGGGGGCTTTGGGAGCCGGATCCTTGCCACTGCCTTCCATGGACTTGGGGTAAGCCTTGCCCATGGCCATCTGTTTGTGCAGACTGATTGCTTCCATGATTCCTCCTTAAGGACGGGGGTTGGGGTTGATACCAGTGCCAGTAGTGACACCGATTCGGTCGCCTGTCGTGACCTCGAGGGCCGCGAGCTGCTTGGCTGTTTGGTTGTCGGATTCGTTCATCTCCAGGCGGGCTTGGATCTCGGCGCGCTTGCGCTCGTCCTCGGCCTGTTGACGCACCATCTCGCGTTGGAGTTCTCCTTGCAGCTCTTGGATGCGTGCCTGGATCTCCATCTGCTTCTCTTGGCCACGTGCCTGCAGCTCGGCTTGCTTGAGCTGAGCGTCTTGCTGCATCTTGGCCTGGGCGTTTTGAGCGTCTGCCTGGTTCTTCTGAGCCTGGTTCTGCAATTGCTGCTGGGCAACTTGGACTGTCGGATCTTGCGGCTGAGGCGGTTGCATCTGCTGCAGCATCTGGATGGTCTGCTCGATGATGTTCGGGATCGAGCTGAACGTCTCTTGGCTTTGCTTGGTCACCACTTGGCTTGTCGTGGCCAGCAGCTTGTCCAGTGATTGCTTCTCCTCGACGGTCGCGTCCTTTTGGATCTCGCCAATGTCGACCTGGGCCGCATCAGAAGCCTCCTTGTAGATCTGCGACGCGTACCATAGCACCATGTGCTCTTTGATGTGATCAAGCAGCATGGGGATGCAGGCTGGTCCAATGACCTTGTTGCCACCAAACATGGGGTTCGTGATGAAGTCCAAGTGCACTTGCAAGTGAGCCAGGTGATCTTGCTCAGGGAACGCGACGATCGGACGGCGCATGGTGGCTGCGATGTTCTCGTTCACGGCATTCAGCTCAAGCGGCTTCGGTGCTGGCAGCAAGAGGTCCTTGCCTTGAGGCACCTTCAGGCGCTCGAGGAACATGATCTCAACCTTGCGCAGGTCGTACAGCTGCGGCATCTCCTTGGCGCGTTGCATCACGGCTTGCACTTGAGCAAATCGTTGGGCTTCGCTGAAGATGTTAGGGTCGCTGACAGGCACGACGTTCATCGGGCCTTCAAAGTCTTCACGCTTGACCAGGAGCTCGCCTGTGTCGTCGTAGACTTCTTGTTCGGTCAGGTAGGTTTTGTTCAGGCGGAACAACAGCTTCAGCACACGGCCCATGGAGTCATGCAGACGCGCATGGATCGCTGAGAACACCACCATGCCTTGCTCAAGGCGAGCCAAGGTCGTACCGACTGGGGTGTTGGCATTGCTGTCAGCCAGCTCTTCGAATGTCGTGCGAACCACGTTTTGGCTGGCATCGACCAAGAAGCCGAGCAACTGGAACAACACCGCGCTTGGCGGGTTGTATGGCATGGGCATCAGGACCTTGCGGATGTCGTCTTGGCCAAACGATCCTTCGATCTCCTTGACCTCGGTTGGGTCCACACGGTCTGTTTGACCGCCTGCTCCTGACTTCAACTTCAGCAAACCAGGGAAGTTGTTGATGTGTGCAGCATCGAGCAAGGCTCGCAATGCGCCTGTGGCAGCAGCTGACAAGCCACCGATCATGTGAATCAGGCCGATGGGGTAAGCACCACGCCAAGGCACGAACGGGAACTCAACGATCCATTGCAGTTCTTCCTTGGACTCATCATCTTCAGCCCAGTTGCGATAGATGGCCAACACGCGCTGCGTTGCCTTGTCCAGGCTGATCACATACGGTGACAGTCCATACTCATCGCCAAAGTCATGGATGATGTAGCATTCGAAGATGGTGCGCAGACCATCGACGTTGTAGCTGTCTTGCTGGCGGCCTTCAATCTTGTTGTTGGCTTTCTCGGCCTTGGACTCATCAGGCGGCAATGGATCGGCCATGAGGTCCACGTCCATGTACATGCCTGACTCAATTCGCTTCTGGTACTCGATGCGCGTGATGTATTGCACATGAGTCTTGCGCTCAGCTGAGTAGAAGTTGGTCGCTGCGAACGGCAGGTAGATGTCATCAATCGCGATGAACATCGGCATGGGACGCTTCTTGTTGTGGTCCCAGGTGATCTTGAGGTACTGACCGCCACCCAAGGGCAGCTGGGTCGAGAGCTGTTCAAGCTCGGACCTGAACTCAGGCATCTGCTCTGTCATCTGCCAGTTCAAGAACTTGACGACCCGCTGCGCCTTTTCTTGCTTCTCAAGCGTGGGTTCACCGATGATCTTGTCTTTGGCAGGTCCGTCAGCAGGGAACAGTTCCTTCATGACGCGTGCGGAGAAGTCCACACAACCTTGAGTCAACATTGGGTGCACGACCTTGCTGGCTCCGGTGAACGATGCGCCGCCTGGGGCATCATCACCAAGACCTGTTCGACGCAGGCCTTCTTCGTATTGTTCATCGCGCTTCTTGCGCGCTTCTTTGTCTTTTTCTAAGACGTCACACAGTGTGGATCCGAGGTTTGCCAGCTCCCAGCTCGGCATCGTCTCAGCAAGGTTGGCGTAGAACTCTGATTCGCCAGGGGTTGGTGAGTCATCGATCGTGATGATTGCGCCACCGTCATCTGTGTCGCGAACCGTCGAGTCGTCCTCAACCTCGTACATCTCACCGTATTCTTGTTCGTTCTCAGCCATTCAATGCTCCGGTTAGATCGCGTATGGGTTCACAGGCTTTTGCTTGACGTCGCGTTCGATCTTGTCTGGCACTTTGCGTGTCACTGACAAGCTGTTGCGGTCAGCAAGCAATCTGAGGGCTTGAGTCGTTGAGTCCACAAAGTCGTCATGCTTGATTGAGCCTTCACCATGGAAACTGCACAGCTGCGAGATTAAAGGGTCAGCCCAGGAACGAGGATTCCCAGGCCGTTTATCAGATTCTACAACCCAAACAAAACCGTGTGCAAATAAATGTGAGACCGCGTGCAATCGCTGCAGCTTATCTGCGCGGCCCGGATTGTATGGGTACGCCAGGATGTCCTCACGGGCCAGCATCTGACGCAGGCTGATGCCTGATCCTTTGTCCTCGATGATCATGAGGTCAGGTGCTTTGCCACCGAACATCGATTGTTTGGGCCCAACCAAGGGCTTGATCAATGGTCTGGTGTCCTCGTCGCCATACCGCACGGACCATTCTTTCTTGACCCGTTCGATCAAGGCCGGCAGCCCCAAGTGGTCTTGCCAGCAGTCCAGCAAGATGAAGGCTGGCTTCTTGTCGTGCCTGAACACGCCCCAGACCGAGCAGGCCGTGGGGTCCGGATCATGGCTCTTGCGGTCAATGGACTTCTCGGTGAACGCCGTGTCAAGGCTCATGACGATGTAGTCGAGGGCCGGCAGCGGCTTGTCAGCAGGCCACAGCTTGAACCAGCTACGCTTGATGATGCCGGTCTCTTCTGGATCGATGACCTCGGCGTGGATCTCTTGGCGACCAAGCTGCGTGCCCTCGTACTGTGTGATCTCGTTCAGGAAGGACTTGGCCAGGTTGGCTGCATTGTCGTAGGTCGAGCCGCGAGTCACGTGGACCCTGGTGTTCTTCTTCTCGGCATCCTTGAGTAGCTTGCGGACCAGCTCGATGGGCTTCGGGGTGGTCGTGATGATGACCCGTGGATCGTCGCCCAAGCGCAGACCGAACCGCATCATGTCCCAGGTCTCGTCGACGTACTGCCAAGCAGCCAGCTCATCGCACCAGACGCGGTGGAACTGGGGACCACGCAGACGGCTTGGTTCTTCGGCCGAGAAGCCACGGATCAAGGACCCGTTCTTAAGTTCGATCTGGGCGATCGAGCTGTTGTAGCTGCTGATCAGTTCACGCGGTATGACGTTCAGCAGACCCGATTCACCCTCAAAGCACACGCCTCGGATGTCAGAGCTGGTTGGTGCGATGACACCGCATCTGACGGTCTGGTTGCTTGCAGCATACTGACCGATGTCCTCGGCTCCAGTCCTGGTCTTACCAAAACCACGTCCTGCGAGGATTAGCCAGATGCCCCAGTCGCCATCAGGCGTCATCTGTTGTTCACGGGCCGTGGCCTTCCAACGCAGCTTCCAGGCGATGTGCGCCAAGTCCTCCAGTTCAAGGAGGCTGAGGTTGGTCTGGATCGCCGTGAGTTCGGCCTGTGTGAGGATCATTTGCCGCCAGCGTTCAGCTTGCCGATGAGGTCAGTGATCTGGCCAACGAGCTCGAGCCTTGCTTCAATGGGTCCGCCATCAGGTCCGGTGATCTCGACCGACTTCTTCTTGGCGTGACCATACTGAACCAGTTCCTTCAAGCAATCCTTGCGAACCAGTAGGTCGTGGTTGGGATCAAAAGCCATCTCTGCCAAGGCTTCGAGGGGATCTCCATGCTTCTCGACGATCCGGTCGAAGATCTCTTGACGCTGGATGTTGCGTTTGTTGACGCTGCCTTTGGGTCTTCCAGCGCCGGGTACTTTCTCACCTTTCTTGAAAGCCATACCTGCACTCCTTGTATTTTCTTCCTGTTATTCTATTATGGACCGCGTAATCGCGTAAACAGCGACTCAAAAACCCTATAGAGTAGTTTTTAGAGCCAATACAGAGAGGAACAATACACTCTTTTTTCAGACGCGAGATTTAGAGACGAGCGAGCGAGTCTAATTACAATTGTTTTTAGGATAAGTTCTCTCTGTATTGGCTCCAGAAATCATATATAGCGTTTTTGGTCCTCCTGGACCCAAATAAATTGATAAAACACAAAAATTTTTATAGTATAATCAACCATCTTTAACTCCAGGAGCAAGGCCATGGGTCGTCCAATTGAAGCAACTTTCCCTTTGGATGTTGACACAATAAAACTTTTGATTTGGGCCAGTGAATACGGATCGGGACAGCCGAACATCAGTCGCTTGTACGACAAGGAAGCTGAGGAAGGCTTGGAGCTGGGTCGCGGTACCTTTTTTGGCGCCATCAAGGGCCGGAACGTCACTGCCGACACTCTTCGCAAGATCGATGAGTTGATCGCAGTCCGTGGTTGGCGGGCCAAGTGGATCGAGCACCTGCAAGAAGAGCATAAAAAGCGGGTCGTTCAGGCCTTCAACAAGACCTGGACCAACTGTTCTGTGTGCGGCGTAGTCTGCCCTAATTGTGGCGAAGCCGGTACCGAGAAGCGTAGAAAAGCCGTCTTCGGTTACCTCAAGATGGATCCGGTGGAACTTGGCTGCAAGGTGCGCGACCGCGAGGAATAAAAAAGAGGGCCTCTAGGGCCCTCAACTCTCCTGTCATCGGCAACTGCTAATTCCCGACGACCTCATCTTACATCGGTCTGGTCGTCTGGCTTAAACTTCATGGCCGCCTTTTCCCTGAACAGGTTCAGCTCTGGTTGTTCCAAGGCTTGTTTGATGGCGTCTCGTGTTTCAATTGGGCGCAAGATTGCCCCGTGTTCACAAAACATTTCTAATGCCTCCAACGCCAGTTTCAATGCTTTGTCTTTCATGTGTTCTTCTCCTTGAGTTTGGCTTCGATTGCGTTCAACAACAGAACGTGCCATTCCCCCTCAAACGGAATGTCAGGAATTGAAGCCATGATTTTTGCTTGCTCTTGCAAACTCAGCCCAACCCATGTGCGCTGTGGTGGGGTGGTTGGCATGACCTGAAACTGGCCTTTTGATGCGGTGAGATCTTCAGCAAAGACCACGTGGGAAGTGGGTGCGTCTTGAAAGTGCTTGCA